AAGAGTACGACGAGGAGGTAGATTGTTATCATATTGAGATCAATACCAGGCTTCGCCGCTGGCGTGATCTTTGTATGATGACCGTGTATCACGAGATGGTTCACGCAGAGTTGGACAGTCTCGGTTTCCGCGGCAAGGAACTTTCGTGTAGGAAGAGTGGGACTAGGTTCAATCAGCGTATGGTTGAATTGGCTCAGGCTGGAGCTTTCAATGGATTGTGGTAGGAGGCAACGAGGTGATTAAAGATGATCGAGCAGAATCTCAACAAGCTGATCCTGACTTTTCCCACGGCGGACTCGGCGACGACCTTCGCAATTTTCTTGCAGAGCCTGCTGACGGTGTCAGCCAGTCCCCAACCAAGCCAGTCCACACACGAAATCTCCGAGCCACCTTTCGAGCAGTCCCCGGAACCGACTCAGGTTCCGCCCTCGACCCCGGTTTCCCCGGAACCAAGGCGTTCGCGGCACACCGTCCTGACTCCCGAGCGGCAGGAGCAGTTGTTCAACCAGCGGCAGTCAGGCCAGACAGCGCACGACCGGCTGCTCCGGGCTCAAAGCACTTTAAGGGATGGCGTGCTACCGTTCAGCAAGCCGGGGGCGCAGCCACAGCCATCAGGCCAGCCGTCGCCGCGGCAGAGAGCCCAACAGGAGGGGACGTTCGCGGACGGCGCCCTTCAGGGCGCTCGGGTACTGCGGTCGGCAGTGCCGATCGATCTGCCGGCCGACGCGGCCGTCCCCCCGGAAGCGGGAAGAAGCCGATTACGGCCAGTCTTCCCAAAGCTATAGCGAAGCTAGTTCCGAAATCGGACGCTCCGGTATCAGCTTCCAAACTGATCCCCACCGAGACTGAGCGTGCCGATGCTCGGCGCCTGTTCCGCGAGATCGGCCAGCGGTTCAATGACAATCGGAAGAAGTCGAAGACCGCGGCCTATGCTGGCTTCCGCCATGACTTGATGGATAATTTGGACACTCTGGTCATGGGCGGCGCGATCGACCTCAAGGAGGCGACATCGATCATCACCAACCTGGAGCAGTACACCAAGGAGACGGAGTCTGAAAGTGTAGAAACGCCCGCGACGGTATTGGGACGATGGCTCAGGATGGACGCTGCGGAAGTGGCTGGGTTGGAAATTTCGGTTGTGGAGGAGTCAGAGTTGAGCGAGGTGGAAGAGGAAGAAGAATCAGGCATTTCCAGAGATGAAGACGAACTGGAATCGGAACTAGAGGACGCTGATAATTCGCTCTTTGCCGAGTAGCTTCCTTTTGGTGTTATGGCATTCAGTCCCTTTTTTCTCTTCCAAGCACTATCCTTCCCCTAGCACCGTCTCTCGCTCGGAGGTTCCGCCAATGTCTGCCAGTGTGCGACCCAAATACTCGACCACGGCTCCCGCCCGCTTCTCTTCCGACCTCCCCGAGAACCCCAGGAAGGAATTCCGATCTGCCGAGGCGCGTCCCCCAGGGCGCTCTGGCGGCGTCCCCTGCGACACCCCTCATCGTGTCTCGTCTTCCATTCGCAAGGGAGCCAAGCAAAGGAGTCGTCGCCGTGGATGATTACGATTCTCCGGATCAGTCTCCTCCCGAGGTAACCATCTCCCCTGCCGACAACGGTCATGTAGTCCGCTGGCATCAGCGTTCTTCCAAGAAGGGCGAGCCTGGCCGTGAGATCAAGCGCGTCGCTTCGACCAAAGAAGAGGCGCTGGGCCACGCTGACGAAGCGCTCGGTGGCGGTGGCTCGATAAAATCTTCCAAGAAAAGAACCCCTTCACGGGATGGGCAACTCGGCACAGCCGGTGCGGGGGGCGAGTCTGACTCTGCCCCCGCTGCCCACTCTGCTCGCACACCCCACCGCGGCTCGTCCCGTCGCCGCCGTTCCAGAATCGGAGGCCGTAGATGAAGAAGAGTCAAGAACGTGGCATGGCTGAAAAAGACGAAACACCGGAGTACGAGGCGAAGTCTCATTCTACTGCTTTTCTACGCAAGGCCGTTCGCGCTTCTGAGAAGAAGCCAGGCAAGCGCGCAGCCAAGAAACGAGGCTAACCGTGGCCGATTCCGATCTGGTTTCAGGGATAGACAATTTCAAGCGCGGGGCGCGCAATCTCTATAATCGGTTGAACCAGCCTGGTATGGGTTCCAGGGATGATCCTTCTTGGCATGACGACCAGGTGCGAGCGGCCAATCGCAGCTTTCAGCAAAAGGCCGAAGCGGATCGGGCAGCGGCAGCGACAGCGGCAGCGGCAGTTGCAAAAACTCCCGTGAAGCGCACTCCCAAGCGGACGGCGACCCGGACAGCGGCCGCGACGCGGAGGTAGCCTCGATGCCCTGGACTCCGCGAGAGGCCGCCAAACACAATCGCTCCGTCAAGTCACCGAAGCGCAAGCGCCAGTGGTCGCAAGTGGCCAACTCTATTCTCGAACGAACCGGCGACGATGCCCGCGCGATCAGGGGAGCAAACAGCGCAGTGAAGAAGTCTCAATCCAAGCGTGCGCGCAAACGGGCGTGATGCTACGATAGATTGCAGCAAGGCTGAGGGTTAGATGTCAAATTTGGTCTTCATTGGCGCGAACAGGAAGTCAGCGAAGCAAGAGTCCATCGACCCTCGTGCTCGGCACATTCAGGAGTGGGTCGAAGCATCCGACTCGGCGCGCAACAAGGCCCTCGGCGAGACCTTCGCCAAGAATGCCGAAGACCTCTACAATCTTACTGACGCGATGACCCCTGGCCCGGTTTACCGGCCCTCTCTCTCCATTCCGATGTTACAGCGGATCATGCTGGAGGAGGCCAATCAGGTCTCGAACCTCTCGCCACGCATGTACATCTTCCCGTCAGCCGGTTCGACCGATCCCTCTTACTCCGGTGCGCAGCAGGCCGATTCCTCCCTGGCCCCCGCTACCGCGCGCGATATAGCTCGTGAAGTTTCCCTCCAGGCCCAGTGGCAAATCTCCAAAATGAATTTGCACCTTCTCATGGCGGGCCTGACCGCGCGCTACTGCGGCGCCGGGTGGATTGTGGCGGGGTTCGACCCGGATCTCAGCCGAGCCCGCGGCGGCATGTGGGCTAGGTCGATCGATCCCCGTCTTGTCTTCTTTGACCCAGGCACGGATTACACATGGAACCCTTCTTATGCCGGCTGGGGAACGTGGATGAATCTGGAGGATGTTCGGCTGAAATGGCCGGAGACTTCGCGAGCGATCTCTCCGCGGCATACCTCCGGCGGGTTCCAGCCATTTTCTGGCGACTCCGGCTACGGAATATCTCAGCCTCAAGGCCCAATGTCCTCGATGCCGGGCCTCTCCGGCCAGAATTCCAAAACGCAGGCATCCGAATGGCGTGTGCTCGTTCGCCACTGTTTCTGCCGCGATTACACTCGCGAGACGGTCGAGAAGGAAGATGTACCCACCACATCCATCATCGACCCGGAAGTACGGCTGAAGTATCCCCGTGGCCGCTGGCTCGTCGAGTGCGAGGGGGTAATTCTCCAGGACGGCGACAATCCGTACCCGATCCGCCGCGACATCTCTGCCCCGCGCTTCCCATTATTCCCCAACTACGTTCTGCCGCCTTTGTTCGGTCCATGGGGGATTCCCGTGACCCGGATGACTGAGAACATGCAACGCCTTGGTCAGAGGTTTATGTCGCAGACCTTTGAGAATGGCTTGCGCATGAACAACGCGCTGTGGGTGATCGACGAGAACACCGGGATTGACATCGACGGGTTTGGTGGGCTACCCGGCGAGGTGGTCACAATCAAGCCAGGGAGCAGACCGCCGCAGCCGATTACGCCGACCGCTATCGGCGCTGGTGCACTCCAAGCGGTGGACAAATTGTTCTCCATGCAGAATGACGTGCTTGGATTCTCCTCCTCGCGCCAGGGCGACCCCGGCGCCGGTAATGTTTCGACCGATTTGTTCGACTCGGCAGTTCTTCAGTCCTCCGGCCTGCTCCAGCTCGCCGGCCGATTCCTTTCTGAGACGGCGCAGTCGGTCGGTGAGTTCTTCTTCGACTCGATGTGCAAGTACCAGCAGAAGACCACCCTGCCTTATCGCGGACCCGAGGGGATCACCCTCGCGGCGTGGAATGGGCAGATTGATCCTTCGACTTACGACCTCGCGCTCGACGACGCTTCGGTTCGGCCGTTGTCTGAGGCGATAGTCCGGAAGATCACTCCAGACTTGATGAAGGCCGGCGTGGTCGGGCCGGAGCGGGGCCTACGCACCCTTGGCTATCCAGATCCCGAGGGAATCGCTCGTGAACAGGAAACTTCGCAGGCGTTGGCTGCGCTGGCTAAAGTCCGAAGCGGCCGCAAATGAGAAAGAAGGATAAGCAGATGGCAACAACGGCTACGCTGGTAAAGTCCAATTCCGAGTCTGACCATGCTTCATCTGCCCGTTCTGTTCCCTCTTGCGCGTGGCGCGCACATTGGCTGACCGTCGAGGAATTCTCGCGCATGATGGGCCGCCGTCCGCAGACCGTTCATACGTGGATACGGAACGGAACCCTAGCTGAGTTTGGGATTCCGATGTGCCGATTCCGTCACGGAGGGCTACACTCAGGCAGGAC